TTAAACTGAAAGATAGTTTTTTACTTTTACGCAACATACGTGTAGTTGCGAAACGTTATATTCCAGCTTCTAGCAACTTTCTGGCGAAAGCTACTCTTGCTGAAAATCTATTTTAGTTGTTTTTCCTGTTTCATTTTCGGTAAAAATTACACCAGTCAATTTATTTTTTCCATCATCTGTCCATACAAAATCACATTTAGCAATTTCAATATTTTTTAAGTTTTTAGTATCGTTTGGTATTTTTTCTCGAACTGATTTTATCGCTTCATTATAATATATCAGCCATTGTGCAAAATCATTTATTAGTAATTCAATATTGTCATCGTTTACAATATTGCAAATTTGATTTAGTGTTTTAATCGTGTACGTTTTGTCTTTTGTGTTTTCCATTTTATTTATATTTTAGTGTTAAAAAAAGCCGAGAATATAACAATAGCTATAAGTAATTAAGGCAACAATCTTTAATTTAAAGATTTTTTCTTGTCCTTTTATATCGGTTTTTAATTTAGAAAATCGGTATTTCAATCCTTAACTACTCATAGCAATAACGTTATAGTCAATGGCTACATTTTATTTTCAGTTGAACTATTTATTTATGACTTTCATTAATTTTCTATATTCTTTGTATGATATTGTTTGTTTTTTTTGATTTTCTATTATTTCAAAATCTTCAATATGTTTTTTTATATCTAACCAATAATTTAAATCATAAAATAATGCATCTTTTAATCTTTCCCTATCTTCCAAAACATAATTAACAACAATTAAAGCTAGTGCTTTTCCATTTTTATACATCGTTTCTCTTTCTGTGAAACAACCATCTTCGTCTGTAAATATTGCGTAATCACAAACTTTATTAATAATTTCGTAGGCTTTTTCTTTTGGTATCATAGTTATTATAATTTTAATTAACAATCAAGTATGTAATATATATAATCTTTTAATGGTGTTGCAAAAATCACTTTTGAATTATTTCTTAATAAAAATTTTAGGTATTCTTCATCTGATTTGTTCCCGTATTTTAAAATAAAAACTCTCATTACTTTATTTTTAATTATCCGCCACTAACTATAACAGCGGTTTGGCAATATGCCAGATTAATATTTTTTTAATTCACGTTTGCAGTAGGCACATCTCCAAGCCGTCAAACGTTATGCCTAATTATACAGCCGAATAGTTAGCGATAGCGTATTCTTTTGAAAGCATATATTCATCATTATCAATATTACCTATTATTAGTAACTCTGTACTTTTTCCATCTTTGCAATAATTTTCAAGTTTCAACATATTGCAAAACGGCTCGTCATAATCTTCAAATGTTTTAGCCTCAGTCATTGTGTAGACTTTACATTTAGGATATAAAATACCGTCAATATTCATAATTATATATATTCCATCAGCATAATGAAAATCTTTCCTTATACCATCACACTCTGAATAAAAGCAAATATCCCCTTCTTTAAATTGACTATTCGCTTTGTCAAAATAACTAGGCATAACAGCGGTTATACAAGATTGTTGCAATTCTGCATTTTTTGAAATATCAGTCATAATTTTATAATTTAGTTTATATTTGTGAGGTCGGTTTTTAATTCGGCAACAACCTCGTATAGCCACAGGACGTTATATCTTAACCGTCTTTATTATCTCATCAATTCCTATTTCTTTTGCTTTCTCTAAAAGTTCTAAAACCTCCTCCGAACTATATGCTTTTAAATCATGCCATCCTTTATCTGGGGTAAAAATTCTTGTTTTCATTGTAATATACTTTTTAAATAGTTAGGATTAATTTCTAAAATCATTAACGAAATAATACTTAAAATTAAGCATGATATTGATAAAACACCTAGTATTAAGAAGATTGTTTTTTCTTTTTTCATGGTTTTAATAGTTCATAATCAACTTCAATATCTTTTAAAGGCTTGTCGAAATTAGGGTCGCTTAATCTTACTTCAAAAGCAACTTCTTTAACTTTCTTTAATTCGTTATTTAATCTTAAATTTTCTCTTTCTAATGCTTCAATACGTTGCATTAAGTAAATGTTTTGTTCTTTCATAATGTTTTTGTTTTTAAATTCCTTACAAACCTACAACAAACTTTTTTAATAAAAAAATATATTTTATATTATTTTCTTTATATCTTTGTTGAAACTTTAAAAATAAAATTATGAATAACCTTAAAAACATTTTCACATCATTATTATATATGGGTGTGATTCTAACAATTACAGTATTAATATTAAATTTAACAAAATAAACATGAAAAACAAATCAAATTTTTGCCCTAACAGGATTAAACTAATGCTGGAATATAAAGGCTTTCCACGTGTAACAGATACGCAATTATCTATAATGTTAGGTTACGAGATAGCTAATATATCAGTTTGGAAAAATAAAAGCCCTGAGTTATTAGATAGGATTAATGAAGTATGTAATCGCTTAGAATGTACGTTTAATCAGTTAATGCAAATGCCAAATAGACAATTGGTTTACGAACTTAATATGCATTCTATCAACGCTTCATTTTGGGATAAGAAACGCCCTAAAGTATTGGTAGAATTAACACGATTTTTTGAAGAAACAGGATTGACTTTTGAGGAAATTTATAAAAAAAATAGTTGAGATTATGATACATTATATAAGACCAGAATGGAATAGTAAATTTATAATAGCAGTCACGGAATGCGGGATTGATTGGCTTGATGTTAATGAATTTACAGAAAATAAAGAATTAGTAACTTGTAAAAAATGTTTAAATAAAATCACTAAACTACATTTTATTTAAAAAAAAGTATTATATTTGTCGAAATTAAAAAACATTAATTATGAACTTAGACGACTACATCACAGGAACTCACAACCCATTAAATCCTGCTAATTTGGAAGATTTACCACCATTAACAGAATTAGAAGAACAGCAAGAATGGAATCAAGAACTTTTGGTAAAGATTAAAATAGCAAAAAAACAATTAGCCTATTGCATTGATTTAGCCGAAAATGGAACGAATGAATTATTAAAAATTAACCTAAAAAAAATTAAATTATGAAAGAAAATTTAGAATTATGGAATAGGGTAGAAAAGACCAATCCAAAATACACAAAGAATGCAAAGTTAAGCGGTAGAGATATTACCGCTATATCGCCACAATATCAAATAATGCAAGTTACCGAGCAGTTTGGCATATATGGTGAGAAATGGGGTTTTAAAAATATAATATTAAGCTACGACTTAGTAGAAAAATGTAATTTGGTTGTATTTAAAGGCACTTTCTTTTTTCCTAACGGCGAGTTTGAAATTATAAATTCTTGCAAATTATACATGGATAGAAATTTAACAATGGTAGATGATAACTTTGCAAAGAAAATTGAAACAGACGCACTAACAAAAGCAATATCTAAACTTGGTTTTAATGCAGATATATTTATGGGTAAATTTGATGATGTGCGTTATGTAGAAGAAATGAAAAAAGAGTTTGAGCCTAAGAAAGAAATTCCTACGCTAACAACAGAACAGTTTAACAAAGCCTTACAATCGGATTTAAAAGGCTTAAATGCTACTTTAAAAGCGATTACAGATGGTAAAATATTAGCTACACAAGTTCAAGTGTTAGAAATAGAAACTAAAATAAAAGATTATGCAAAGTAATAGAGAAGTATTTTTAAGAATGTCGGAAGAACATTATATGTCAATTCCTGAAGATGTAAGAAGCACTTATTTATCATCGAAAAGAGTTGATGAAGAAAAAAGCGATTGGTCGGAAAATATGAAAGACGAACAATACTCTATATTTTACGGAGCGGTAAAAATTAGTAAAAAGCAATTAGCCGAAAGAGAATATCAATTAAGAGAAGAAAGACGAAAAATTAACAAATAAATTTTAAAACATGGAAATTACAGGCGCAATTGAAAAAATTCTAACTTTAGAATCAGGAACTACAAAAGACGGTAAAGAATGGCAAAAACAAAGCTTTATCGTTGCAAATAACGAGGGTTATGATAACAAAAAACAAATATTTTGCTTTGAGATATTTGGCGAAGAAAAAGTAACTAACTTTAATAAGTATAATAAAGTAGGCGATGTTGTGAAAGTTGACTTTAATATATCTACCAACGAATGGAAAGAAAGATATTTCACATCGTTGCAGGCTTGGAAAGTATTTAAAGCGGAACAAACACCAGCAATAGTAAATGAGCCAGAGCCAAAAGAAGAACCAAGCGATTTACCTTTCTAATTAATTCACCCACTTATTAACCCACTTAACCAGTGGGTTTTTTATTTAACAAAACTTTAACATTTATAATGTGTTACGTAATGCATAAATGATGTATATTTGTAAAGGAGTTAAGGAAGTGATCTACACGGCAAGCTTTAAAAACCTTTGATTATGAAACTATCAGTAAACACATCGGCAACAGTTAAAGAATTAACCAATGAGGCAATTGCTTTTTCTAAACATCCTAATGATGTAGAAGCTATGGAGTATTTAAACGATGTGTTAGCCGAATTAAGTTTCAAAATGAGCTCTGGAAACTTTCAAGTATTTAAAGAAAGAATAAATACTATGCTTAATGCGTAGTATTTATTTTTATGAAGTTGATGAAGGAAAAATAATAGCGGTCAAGAAATTTACCGAAAACTCAAAGCAAAGTATAATCTTTATAGATGTTAAAACTGATGGTTTGAAATTCAGTTATACAATTAAATTAAACTTTAATAAAAAAAATATAGAAACGTTTTTAAAAACAAAATTTAAACAATGTAAAGAAAAAATATGATTGTTTTTATTCAAAGCGAACGAACGGAAACTTAATAAAAATAAGCTCAATTAAAATTTAAAAAACAATGAAACAAACACAAAAAAAAGGTGCGCCGTTTAAATACACAGAGCCAACGGTGCAATTGGGAAGTATTAGAGTTCCTAAAAGTAAAAGAATCGAGATAAGACAATTAGTGTATAATTATTTAGAACAATTTAAAAAATAAAGTTATGAAAAAGTTTGAGATTACAAAAAAGCAAGTGATGCAGTTAGCAAAAAATAATAAAGAAAATAAAGAACAGCTTGTAGATGCTGATTTACGAAATTGGTTCCCGGATGTTTTTAAAACCAAATTTACAGGATGGGCAAAAGATATTCACGAAATGAATGAGGATTGGATTGCTTATTATGAAAATGATATTTTTAAATATGGAATAAATGCAAATGGCGATTGGTTTAAATCTAAAAGTAATGCTAATTACAACGAATGTGAAAGTAATAGAGTAGCAACAGAGCAAGAAGTAAGTACCGCTTTAATTAACGAGGCTAAGAAAAGAGGTTTTGTTATGGGATGTACTTGGAATAGTAGTGTTTTCACTGCTTTTGCTGGATATTCTTTTTATTATAATTTCAAATATAATAGCCTAACATTGCAAGGGGCTACTATTTTTAAAAATGGTATTTGGAAAGTTGTAGACGAGGTTTTAGAAACAATCACAAAAGAAGATGCTGAAAAATTACTTAATAAAAAAATAATATAATGGAAAAGAAGCAGGAAACTATTTTCGAAATGGAATATAGGCTAAAAAAAGAAGCTAAGGAAATTGCAAAGAATCATGTAGATGTAAAACCAATTAAATATTTATTAAAATGAAAAAATTAGAAAGATTATACGATAGAATTTCATTTTACTTATGCGGAAATCAAAGAAACTTATTTCGTTATTAATGGAAGGTCATAAACGAGTTATAGAGATTGCAGAAATGTTAAATCTAAACAGAGACACGATTACATATAGAATTAAAGAATTAGACATAATAGCAACTAATAAAAGATTTTATGATGATTATCAAATTGAATTAATAAATGACTTTGTAAGGAGTCCAAGAACAAAATATATTATTGTTGAATCAAAAATGAATAAATTATGAAAAAGTTTACACCTATTGCAATGAAATGCACTCAAGAAGATTGGGATTCAATTAAAAGCAATTTTTCAAAAAATCAAATAAGTTCAATTAATGACTTTGATAACTTCGGTTATTTAGTCAATAATCATTTTGGTTCGGAATTAAAATTAGCTAATTTATCTAAAAGTAGTGGTACAGGTAGAACCGCATACGAAAAATTCGATGCAAACACATTCTTAAATGCATGTGGAATTGATTATTATGAAGTTGTAAAATCAAATAAACCAACACACTACCAAACAGATAATAACATCGATATTATAGATTTTTGTAAAATGTATAATTTAAATTTTAATCGTGGAAATGTAATAAAATACGTCGCAAGAGCTGGAAAAAAAGATGATGAAATAAAAGACTTGGAAAAAGCCTTGGATTTTATTCAAAGAGAAATAAAATATTTAAAAGAGAAATAATTATGAGTAAATACGACATATACAACGATAGTATAATTGATAATTTAGACGCAATGTCAAATAATACACATATTGCAAAAAAGTTATTTCCAGATGGTACTACAAATGAAATAGACAGGTTAAGAAAACACATTGCGACTATACGGGTTTTTGGCTTACCTAAAGAACAAAAAAAAGTAAACGATGGTAATTTACACGAAAGGAAAAGTTTAGCCTTAGAACCTTATAAAAATGGGAATCCTGATAATATTTTAGTAATTGGTGATTTACACGCTCCGTTTACTTTAAAAAGATACCTTTCTTTCTGTAGAGAACAACAAGAAAATTACGATTGCGGAACAATTATCTTTATAGGCGATGTAATAGATAATCATTATTCAAGTTATCATGAGAGTGACCCTGACGGATACGGGGCTGGAGAGGAGTTAGATAGAGCTATTGATATGATTGCAGACTGGTATCACACTTTTCCAAAAGCAACTGTAATAATAGGCAATCATGACCGTTTAGTTTACCGAAAAGCTTATAGCTCTGGAGTTTCAAAAAAATGGATAAGGGAATATAAAGACGTGCTTAATACCTCGGGTTGGGATTTTGTAGAAAACTTAGAAACTTTCGGAATAGATATAAATCATGGCGAGGGCGGAACTGCAAAAAATAGAATGAAAAGCGAGCTTAAAAGCCAAATTCAAGGGCATTTACACACTCAGTTATATGTAGAATATGCAGTAGGAGCGAATTTTATAATATTTGGAATGCAAGTAGGTTGCGGAGTTGATAATAAAAGCTATGCAATGGCTTATGGAAAACACTACAAGAAGCCTGCTATAGGGTGTGGTGTAGTTATTAATAAAGGAACGCTACCTATTGCAATTCCTATGAAAATGGGCTAAAATAAAGTGTTTAAATGTCAAGTTTATCGCTCAATAAACTTGACAAACATTAGACAATTTTAATATAAAACTGTCACAAATTTGGTATATTTTTGTGACAAAATAAAGGCAATATGACAAAATGTAAACAATGCGGACAACTTAACGGAGTTCATAAAATGGGGTGTGAATCTCGAAAAATAACAATTATGGCAGATTGCGAATGTAAAATTCCAGAACCACAAATAAAGGTGAGCGAAAACGGTATAAATAGTTATTGCAAAAAATGTTGTAAAAATTACAAATCAAACTAATGGAAAATTTCACGCTATATTACACGTTTAATGGAAAAAAGTACAAAAGTACTGTTTTGGCAACCGACAGAATTCACGCTATGAATTTAATTAAAAATAAGATTGAATTTATTAGCGAGCCTAAAAATAGAAATAATGATTTTATGAAAACTTTTAACGATGTTATAAATGGCAAAACAAAGTAACTTAACACGAATAAAAAGAGTATTGGAATTTTACCGTAAAAGAGGGTGTAATTCTGAGTTTGCAAATAAAGTTTATAGGAAAATAATAAATAAAAATATGAAATAAACACAAACCCTAACCTTTCGGAGAATTTAAACTAATTAATCTTTTTTACTTTAAAATCATACACAATCCGAGAAATAAACCACGTGAATAATAGTAGCGTGGTTTTTTATTTAACTTTATAAAAAAAATAATATGAAAAATAAATATAAAGTAAAAAGCATTGATACCTATCTTTGCAAAGATTGGCTTTTAAATAAACATTATGCTAAACGAATACCGAGTATAAGTTATTCTTTTGGACTATTTAATAATGAAAATGTTTTGCAAGGTATTTTGACAATTGGAAAACCAGCATCAAACCAACTTTGTATAGGTATTTGTGGAGCTAAAAACAGCCTCTATGTTTACGAACTTAATAGATTGGTAGTTAATGATAATTTAGAAAAAAATACACTTTCTTTTTTTGTTTCAAACAGTATTAAGTTAATTAAAGAAAATATGATTTTGGTTTCTTATGCAGACACCAAAATGAGTCATAATGGATATATTTATCAGGCTACAAACTGGGTGTATACTGGAGCTACAAAGGAAAGGACGGACATAGGATTTGAAGATAACAAACATTCAAGGCATTATGATAAGAATATGGATTATTCTAATAGAAAAATAAGAAGTTCAAAGCATAGGTACGTTTATTTTATCGGAAGGTTTAAAAAAAAATTTAAATTAAGCTTGAATTATAATGTAGAACCGTATCCAAAAGGAGAAAATAAAAGATATAATTCAGATTACAAACCGACAATACAAACAGAGCTTTTTTTATGAAACAACCAAAACAAAAACCGTTCGATATTAAAGAACTCGAAAAAGAATACCGTATATTATTGCAAATCGATAAAATAAAAGCTAAGGAAATAAAGAAAAAAATCGATTATTTTAATTGGGGTATTGAATAAATGATTATATTTGTGATTGCAAACCATCACTTGCATTAAGATATTTAGACAATAGTCTAATCGAGAAACCCTTAATTTGTGTGATGGCAAATTAGGGGTTTTCTCATTTTTATATATTATGGAAAAACACTATTTAAAGAAATTAGCTGAAAATGGATTTTCAGTAATACCATGTGGAGAAAATAAAGCCCCTATTGGTAGTTGGAAAAATGCACAAACAACAGCAAGAACACCCGAAGAAATAGAGCTATTAAACAGTCCTAAGTTTGGGTTAGTTACTGGCTATAATAATTTGGAGGTTATAGATATTGATTGTAAAACATTATCAACGCTTAAAGAACAAAAAGAGTTTTGGGATGAGTATTTAGGTTTTTTGACTGATAATATTGATGATTTTGACAAAAAGTTTGTTATTAAAAAAACTTTAAATAAAGGCTATCATATCTTATACCGTTGCAAAACATTAAAAGGAAACACTAAGATAGCAAAACTAAAAGGCAATCCTGAGTCTCTAATTGAAAGTAGAGGTATTGGTGGAATGGTAATAGCTTATGATGATACTTTGTCTAAGCTTAACTATCATGAAATTAAAGAAATAAGCGAAGAAGACAGGGAGGTTTTATGGAGTTGTTCACGTACTTATAACCATGTAAATGAACAACCAATTGAGCCTATAAAGAAAAAACAAGACTACCAAGAAAATGAAATTTCCTGCTGGGATGACTTTAATCAAAAAACAGATATTTTTGAAATTATAGGGAGTGATTTTCAAATAGTTGCAAGCCATAATAAAAAGTATGTTATTAAAAGGCATGGTTCAGAGTCGCCACATTCAGGATATGTTTACAAAGAAGATGGTTTAATGTACTTATTTAGCACAGGTACCATATATCCACATGAAAAACAAATAACTCCTTTTATAGCGTACTGTTATAAATATCACGGTGGTAATTTGTCAGATGGAGCAAAGGACTTATATAGCAAAGGCTTTGGCTCTCGTTTAAAAAAGGTAGTTAATGAAATAAAGCCTAAAATATCAATTCAGTCAGATGAGGAAAAACCTAATATAAATGCAAATGATTTAGTATTTCCTATTGACATATTCCCTGCCGAAATGCAAAACTATTTAAAAGAATGCCATTCAAAATTAGATAGTTCTATTGATTATATGGGGTGTTCTATGTTATGGTTAATTTCTGTATGTGTTGGAAATAGTATAAATGTTGAGGTAAAAAAAGGATGGATTGAAAATTTAACAGTTTGGATATCTATTGTCGGAAAAGCTGGACTTGGTAAGACTCCAAGTATATCTAACGTTATTTCACCATTAATAAAAATTAATCAAAAAGAAATTAAGAATTATATTAAAGAACGTGACAAATTTGACTTTTACAGTAATTTAGGTAAAAAAGAAAAAGAGGAACATCCTGAAGTATTCGAACCAAAAAAGACTCAATTTATAGCTAATGATATTACTTTAGAAGCATTAGTTGATTTGCATCAAGAAAGCGACAACGCAGTAGGCGTGTTTAAAGATGAGTTGGCTGGTTGGTTAAAAGATATGAATAAATATAGAGAGGGTTCTGATTTGGAATTTTGGTTAAGTACGTGGTCGGGTAAATCAGTAAATTTAAATAGGCTTACTCGAAAAGGTTCTTTTGTTGAAAAACCATTTATCCCAGTTCTTGGAGGGATACAACCAAGTATATTTAATTCGTTCTATACAGATGAGAATAAAGACAATGGGTTTATGGATAGGATGCTTTTATCTTTTCCTGATTTAAAAATAGATTGCTATAATGAAAAAGAGATTGACGAAAATACTTTGGTTTGGTATAAAGAATCTATTATAATGTTTTATGACACTTTAAAATCGATTATTAAACGTAATGACGACGGTGAAATAATACCTATGACTGCTAAATTTTCTGAAGATGCAAGAAAGGAATGGGTGAGAATGTTTAATGAAACTACAATTATTCAAAATGACGAAAATGAAAATGAATATTTAAAATCTATGCTACCTAAACAAAAGAGTTATATACCACGTTTTGCGTGCTTAATACACACGTTTGACGAGTTCTTTTCGGAGGGTGGCAATACTTTACTAATATCAAAAGAAAGTATCTTAAAAGCGGAAAAATTAAGTAAGTACTTTGTAGCTACTGCAAAAAAAATAAAGGTTAATTCTATTGAAGTATCTAAAATCAAAAACACTATTGTTGCTAACAAGGGAAAAACTGAAAAAGAGAAGTTATTTGAGATATGGAAAGTAAATAAAAAGTTTAACAAAGTGGAAACTGCGGAACTTTTAGGAATCTCAAGAGTATCTATTTATGCATGGATAAAAGAGTTTGAAAGTGTAAAGCAAGTGTAAAGCAAAAAAGCCTTACTTTACACTTTTTTTAAGCGTAACTTATTACAAATAAACACATTAAGGCAAATATGTAAAGTGTAAAGTGTAAAGTTGGCTAAATAATAAAAATAAAATAAAAATAAAAAAATATTATTTTTACTAAAAAACTGCTTTACACTTTACATTTCCTTTGTTAAGCCTTATAAACATTGAAAAACTACTGTAAAGTTGCTTTACATTTGCTTTACACTTTTACTTTACACTTTACACTAAAAACAATAAAAATCATGGAATTAAGACAATATCAAATAGAAATCGCAAATAAAGCTAATGAGATTTTAAAAGAATTAAGAATAGTTTATTTATGTTGCGAGGTTAGAACTGGTAAAACATTAATGGCTTTAGAAACTGCAAAATTATTCGGAGCTAATAAAGTTTTATTCTTAACTAAGAAAAAAGCAATACAATCGATTTTAAGCGATTTTAAGGCTTTAAATTATAATTACGAACTAACTATCATAAATAATGAAAGCGTTCATCTAATCAAAGATAAATATGATTTAATCATAAGTGACGAACATCATAGAAACGGAGCTTTTCCAAAACCAAACAATGCTACTAAAATAATTAAAGAAAAGTTTGCTTATTTACCAATGATATTTTTATCAGGCACATCAACCCCTGAGAGTTATTCTCAAATATATCATCAATTTTGGCTTTCAAGTTATACGCCTTTTAAATTATATGTTAATTTTTATAAATGGGCAAAGGACTATGTTAATGTTAAAAAGAAATATTTAGGTTACGCAGAAGTAAATGATTATACAGATGCCAATCAGGAAAAGATTAAAAAGACAATTGATAAATATATAATTACATTTACACAAGAGCAAGCAGGATTTAAAACAGAGGTAAAAGAAACTATTTTAGAAGTTGAAATGTTACCGACTACATATAAAATTGCAAATGCATTAAAAAAAAACGGTATTTATCACGGTAAGAACGATTTTATTTTAGCTGAAACAGGAGTAAAATTAATGAATAAATTACATCAATTGTATTCAGGAACTTGTATATTGGAAAGCGGTAACGGCTTTATTATTGACGAATCAAAACTTAAATTTATACATGAAAAATTCAAAGATAATAAAATAGCTATATTTTATAAGTTTAAAATGGAGTTAGAAATGATTACAGATTTTTATGGTGATAATATTTGTTTTGATTTAGACACTTTTAATACAACAGATAAAAATATAGCCTTGCAAATAGTTTCAGGTCGTGAAGGAATAAGTTTAAAAAATGCCGATTATTTAGTTTATTTAACACCTGATTATTCTGCTACAAGTTATTGGCAAAGTAGAGATAGACTTACGACAATGGACAGAAAAGAAAATAATGTCTTTTGGATTTTTGCAAAAGGAGGTATTGAAAATTACATTTATAAATCAATCATGAGTAAAAAAAATTACACATTATCACAATTTAAAAAAGATTATCATGTTAGAAAGTAAAATACAAACTAAGATTAAAAATAAATTACAAAAAGAGGGTTGGGAAGTTATTAAACTTATCAAAACATCATGGGTAGGTATTCCTGATTTAATGGCTTTAAAGGACGGTAGAGTTAAGTTTATTGAAGTAAAACAAACAATTGGTATATTGTCAGAAATTCAAAAACTAAGAATTAAGCAATTAAAAGATAAAGGATTTGAAGTATTGGTTTGGACTGATTATGAAATGGATTTTTAACTATGTTAAAATTATGTTAAAATTATAATTGCGTGTTACATATATAGAATTTAGGCTTATATTTGTACTCAGATAACAACTAAAAAAATAGAAATCATGACGACAGCTCAATATTTATCAGAAAACAGAGAAACAATAATAAGAGTAATTAAAACTCAAATTTCGTCAAGAAGCACACTTACTTTAAAAGATGCAATGGTTGTTTTTATGAACAAAATGGAGGAGACTAACAATAATACAACAATGTCTTATGGAGCTGTAAAAGAAGCTTCAAATGCTATTTTTCAAACTGACTCAACTTCTGTTGTTTATTCAAAACCTTACGCCGAAAGTAATCACGCTAAACAAGTAGCTTATTTTGGAGCTGAACAAGTAAAATCATTCAAAAACAACCTTTAATATTTTAATTATGAAAACTTACACTAACACAGTAATCATCAACGGTCAAAAATTCACAAATATAGTAGAAGCTGAAAATTATAAAGAAGCTTTAAAAATACAAAAAGAACGTAAAACAAAATCTAAAAATATATTTGAAGGAAAATTAACATTATGTTAAAATAAATTTGTTTAATTAAAATAAATTTCGTTAATTTGAACTTCATAATTAATAATTTTTACCCCTTTTAAAGTTTGGTTAGTGCTTTATTGGGGGTTTTTTATTATATTTGTATTAATCATTAATGATTTTATTTGATTATGGACGGAAGAAAAAACAACGGAGGAAATAAGAACGCAGGGAGAAAACCAAAGATTGACGAAATAAAGCTTATTGAAACTATGGACGCTATTGCTATTCCGGATACTGTCTGGAAAATGTTATATGCAAAAGTATTAGATAGTGACGTAAATGCCATTAAAACATGGTTGCAATACCGTTACGGAATGCCTAAACAGATAGTAGAGCAGACAAACTTAAACGTAGATGTAAAAGACTTAGACGACGAAGAAATTAAGAAAATAAATAAAAACCTTGAATCATCTTACTAACGAACAAAAAGTCATTAAAGTAAAATGTGAGAATGATTTATTGTTTTTCACACGTTATATTTATAAAGAAAATCACAGGCGCAATTTCATAGTTGCGCCTCATTTCGTTTTAATAGCTGAATTTTTAACAAAGGTTTTTAATGGTGAAATAAAAAGAGGAATTATAAATATCCCTCCACGTTATGGAAAAACGGAATTGGCAGTCAAATGTTTTATTAGTTGGGCATTAGCTAAAAATTCAGCGTCAAAATTCATTCACTTGTCTTATTCTGATGATTTAGCATTAGATAATAGTTCGCAAACAAAGGAGTATATTGAAAGCGAATGCTTCCAGTCACTATGGGGCATGAAGTTGAAAAAAGACGCTCAAGGTAAAAAGAAATGGTTTAATGAAGATGGAGGAGGGGTTTATGCTACCGCTTCGGGTGGTGCTATTACGGGTTTTGGCGCAGGTGTAGCTGAAAGTAAAATTTTTAGTGGAGCTATTATTATTGATGACCCATTAAAGCCAGACGACGCTAATTCTGACGCTAAAAGAAATGCAGTAAATGAAAGATATAATTCAACAATTAGAAGTCGTGTAAATGACCGAGAAACACCTATAATTGTAATCATGCAAAGATTACATGAGGAAGATTTAAGTGGGTTTCTTTTAAATGGTGGTTCTGGTGAAAAGTGGGAACATTTATGTTTGCCTGCGTTAGATGAAAACAATAGCCCCCTATGGGTTGAAAAGCATGATTTTAACGAATTGGAGCAAATTAGACAAGCTAATAGATATAATTTTGCTGGTCAATATATGCAAATACCATCGCCAGCTGAAGGTGGAGAATGGCGCAAAGATTGGTTTAAAATAGTAGATAAAAGTGAAGTTCCTTTAGAGACTTTAAAATGGGAATTATTTATCGATGGGGCGTATACAAAAGATACAAAGAATGACCCATCAGGTTTTCAAATAGGCGCTAAATGGAATAATGATTATGTGATTTTATCGAGTATTGATAAGTATTTAGAAATGCCAGAAATGATAAAATTCATTCCTAATCATATAAATACAAGTGGTGTAAAAGTATCGATGTCATTAGTTGAACCAAAAGCAAGTGGTAAGTCTATTGTACAGATAATTAGACAACAAACAAACGTTAATATTTCAGAAATTAAAACTACATTTGTAAATAGCTCTAAAATAGAGAATGCAAGGGCTTGTTCGCATTTTATAGAGGGTGGTAGAGTTATATTAATTAAAGGAGCTTGGAATGAGGCTTTTTTACATCAAATAGCTATATTTCCTAACGGTAAACATGATGAACATATAGATTTAACTTGTTACGGAATAGAGAGAAATTTAATAGATAGTAATTTTTTCTTTTTTTAACATATTTTTTATTAATTTTGGCATATGGCAAATTTTATTCAAAGACTTTTAGGAATACGAGATATAGATAACGATTTTAACAAAGCGTTTTATCAATTATTAGGAGGTGGTTATACCAAATACGATTCTAATAATAAAACATATTTAGAGAAAGGATATAATACCAATCCTGATGTTTATGCGATTATCAATAAACAGACAGTAAAAACAGTATCCGTACCTTATTTCATTAAACAGATTGAAGATAAAAAATCGTATTCAAAACTTAATCAGTTAGAACTTGCAACGAAAGGCAATTTAAATTTATCGCAATTTATCCAAAAGGTAAAACTTCAAAACAAAGCTTATTCAGAGGAGGAAATGAATTTTCCTTTAGAGCAACCTAATCCAACTCAAACATGGGCGGATATATTTGGATTGTATAAAACTTATATGAAGATTACAGGAAACTGCTATATTTATCTTATGAGTCCTGAGGACGGAATGAATGCAGGAATACCTATTCAAGTTTATATATTGCCAGCACATTTAATTGAGATAGTATTAAAAAAAGACGCTTCGATGTTAACGGTTGAAAGTCCTATTGACCATTACGTTTTAATTGAAGGAAATAAATATGTTGATTTTGACGCAAAAGATGTGATTCATATTAAATACTCCAATCCTAACTTCGACACGCAAGGTTCACACCTTTACGGAATGAGTCCTTTACGTTCTGCATTAAGAAATATTAATAGCCAAAATAGCGCTATTGACAATAATATTAAGATGTTGCAATCAAGTGGCGCATTTGGTTTTGTTTATGGTAAAGGAACGCCTTGGACTCCAGAGCAAGCGCAATCTATGAAAGAACGTTTACAAGAAATGGACAAAAGCCCTGAACGTTTAGGTAAAATAGCGGGAGCAAGTGGCGAGGTTGGATTTCAAAGAATATCATTAACAACAGACGAATTAAAGCCTTTTGACTTCTTAAATTGGGACAGAAAAACAATATGTAATGTATTGAATTTTCCTGATGAGTTGCTTAACAGTGACGGCAAGGCAAGTTTAGGTTCTACAGATACAAACGAAGCAAGAAAACAGCTTATCACGGATGATATCCAACCTGATTTAGTATTGTTGCAAAACGCTTTAAATAAGGATTTTATACCACGTTTTAAAGGGTATGAAAATGCAGTAATTGAATGGGATGTTACGGAACTTCCAGAAATGCAGACAGACATGAAAATGCAAGCTGAAGCGTTAAATTTAATACCGTTAACACCAAACGAAAAAAGAATGGTGTTTAAGTATGAAACAAAAGACGAAGACGGAATGGATATTGTTTGGATGCCGACAAATTTACAAAGGATTGATGATGTTAGTGCAGGTGTAATTGATAATGCAAATAGTTTATAATGGAATGGCTTAAACTTCAATCGCTATACGAACGAAAAGCGTATAGGATTGTTCAAAAACACGTTAAGGCTATATTGCAAGGTATTCCGATAAATAACGCCAGTTTAAATACGTACGAGTATTTAATTAATGCAAATATAACAGATGAACAAATTAAAAAAATGTTTGTCGAGATGTATTCGACTATCGGATTGAATTATGGAAATAGAATTAACAAAGAGTTAGAAAAAGTCCAAAAGGCAAATATTTTGTTTAACGATGTATTATTAGAACAAATTTTGTTATTTTTGTCTAATGAGGGAGGTGTAAAGATTGTTTCTGTTAGAAATACGTTAATAGAATCGTTAATTTTAGCAATAAAAGAATCTTTAAAAGATAATGCAACGGTAATTGAAATACAAAATGCGATTCATAACATAGCTAAAAAATCAGGTACATTTTATAAATGGCAGGCTTTAAGGATTGCAAGAACGGAAACGACAAGTGCAAGCGGTTTAGCCGCTATTGAAACAGCAAGACAAAGCAATTTAGTAATGACTAAGAAGTGGATAAGCGCACAAGACGATAGAACACGTTTAGACCATTTTGTAGAGAATGGGCAAATAGTAGAATTAGACGAACCTTTTATAATGGCAAGTGGTGCAAAATTAGATTATCCAGGCGATACAAAAGCATCACCTAACGAGGTTATTAATTGCAGGTGTACAATAAGTTTTGTTCCAAAGCGTGATGCTAACGGAATGTTAATATTAAAAAATAAGGTATAATATGGAATTTAAACAATTATCATACGATTTAAAAGAGTTAGACGAAACAAAAGGAGTTATCACTGCTTATGCTAATGCATATAATTTTAAAGACTCTGATGGTGACATTTCTGCTTATGGTTCATTTGAAAAGACAGTAAACGAGAACTTTAAACGTATTCGAGTGTTAAAAGACCATAACCCAACCATGATGATTGGCGTTCCTTTGACTATCGACACTAAGGATACTTATGGGTTGCTTACAACGACTCAATTCAACATGAATAAGCCCTTAGGCAAGGATATGTTTACCGATGTTAAATTAATGCATGAAAATAACTTAAATGCAGAATTAAGTATAGGTTATAGAGTAATGCAACGTGACCAAAAGAATAAAAGCATAATTAGCGAATATAAATTGATGGAATATTCGTTTTTATCTTCATGGGGAGCAAATGAACTAAGTACCGTACAGGGAATAAAAGCAATAAAATCCACGTATGGTATTTTAGAATTAATAGAAAAATCATATAATTTGGATTATTCAGATAGTAGATTAAGACAAATTGAAACGCTGTTGAAAATGGCTCAAATGGAGGAGCAAGACGACAAGGATGCGGAGTTTATTGATATGATGATACCACATCACGAGTCAGCTATTAAAATGGCTAAAAAATATGAAAGTTTACTAAAGAATAATACGTTAGTAAAAATGTCTAAAGATATTATCACATCTCAGTCGAAAGAGATTGAAATAATGAAAGCACTTAGTAAGAAGTCGTCAGAAACTGACACTTTGAATAAGCCGCTTATATTAGAATCGTTAAAATCATTCAAACTTTAAACACAAAAACAAAAATGGAAGCATTAGAAATTAAAAACGCCTTAGAAGGCATTAAAGCACAAGTTGAAACAAAAGCAACTGAGCAAACAATCGAAGTAAAAGGACTTATTGAAGCCTTAGAGACAAAAATGAAAGCTGAAAAAGATGCCGATGTATTGGCATTAAAAGCAGACTTAACAGCAATTCAAGCACACGCTGACAAATTAGACGTTAAATTGAAAGAGAAATCAGCTTCAACTTCAAATGAAGATGCTTTGACTAAATCTATTGAATTGAACTTTAAAAGTATTTCAGAAGTTAGAAAAGGTAATGCACTACAGACAAAAGTAGTAGGTGATATGACTTTAGGAGCAAATCTTACAGGTGACGCTCCAAGAGATTACAACTTAAATGTTGTAATGATTCCCGGGCAAATGGTTAACGTTTCTGATTTAGTAGGTTCTGTTAATATTTCAGGAGGCACTTATACTTATCCAAGAGAGGGTGTTGGAGAAGGTTTAATTACTACACAAACCGAAGGTTCTTCTAAATCTCAAAGAGATTACGACTTTACAATGGTAGATTTAGCTACTAACTTTATTGCTGGTTTTACTCGTTATAGTAAAAAAATGGCAAACAATTTGCCTTTCTTAACTTCATTCATTCCAAATGCTTTGCGTAGAGATTATGCAATAGCTGAGAACTCAATTTTCAATACTGTTTTAGCAGGCGCGGCAACAGCTTCGGCTCAAATCATTACAGGAAAAAACAAAATTGAAATGTTGTTAAATGAAATTGCAACACAAGAAGGATTGAACTACCCAGTTAATGGAATCGTTGTAAGACCTGCCGATTATTGGGATATCTTAAAAACTGAAAAATCAACAGGTGCAGGATACGGTTTACCGGGTATTGTAACTTTAGAAGGTGGTCAATTACGTATTAACGGAATCCCAATCTTTAAAGCAAACTGGTTAGCTGCTAACAAATACTATGTTGGCGATTGGTCAAGAGTTAACAAAATTGTAACTGAAGGACTTTCTTTGGAGTTTTCAGAGACTGAAGGTACAAACTTTGTAACTAATAACATTACTGCTCGTATTGAAGCACAAGTAGGTTTAGCAGTTGAGCAACCAGCGGCTATCGTTTACGGCGACTTTACAGCAATCGCTTAAGTTTAAATATTTTAGTTAGTTTTAAAACCCTTTGCTTAATTGTAAAGGGTTTTTTATTATATTTGTAAATAAAACATTTTAGAAATGAAAAAATATAAAGTTATTAAGCCTTTTTTTAAGTTGTCAGAGCAAAAAAACTATTCTATTGATGACACTATTGAATTATCAGATTTAGACGCTAAGGCGATGGACATATACGTTAAGGAAATTAAAAAAGAAGCTAAGAAATAATGAGTTATTTAGACGTAATAACATTAGAACGTGCAAAGAATTATTTACGTATTGATTTGGATTTAACCGATGATGATAACGAAATAACTTCGATGATAAATGCGTCTTTACGTTATATAGAAAAAAGAACTAATCATATAATGTTTAAACGTGAAGTAGTTTATAATGGAACTTGTCAAGTGAAGGTGTATGATTATCCGATTAACTCTATAACATTACCATTAGAGCCTTTTGTTGTTTATTACTCTACTTTTGCAATATTTCCAAACGACAAAACGGTTACGTTAAATGTTGGTTATGCAAGTGGTGACGTTCCTGATGAATTAATACAAAGTGCATTACAGATGATTAAGGTATTTTATTATGAATCTGAAAAACAAGTAAATACAACTCTTATTCCAGAATCAGTAAAAGAAGCGGTAGATATTTATAGAAGATTTTTATAATGATTTCAAGACAATACACTCGAAAGATAGCTATTTATAAAACTACTAATGTACCTGATGGATACGGAGGCAATACCGTAACTGATGTTTTAATTGGTTCATATTGGGCAGAAGTAAAACAAAATAGCTCTTTTAAAGATAATTCTATTGGTAAATCAGATATTGAAAATAATTATTCATTTAAGATTAGAGCGAACGACAATTTAACGCTTGATATTGATAATTTGTCAATAGTTTACCGAGGGAACAAATATGTTGTGAATAATATTCGTTATGATGATGAATTATTCAGATTTGTAAATATTATAGCTAATGGAGGTTAAAGGCATAAACGAAACAATAAAAGAATTGAGAAAGTTTGGTAAAGATGCTGAAATATTAATCGATGCAGAAACGGAAGCTATTGCATTTCAAATCGAAAATGATGCAAAAAATTTAGCGCCTAAAAACTTTGGTAAATTAGCACAAAGTATTTCAAATTCAAAGGTTAAAATGTCAAATTATAAAGTTACCGTGAATGAAAAATACGGTGCTTATATGGAGTTCGGGACTGGTAAAAAAGTAAATGTGCCAGCTGAATTTAAAGACATGGCAAATTCATTTAAGAATCAAAAAAGCGGTTCTTTTAAAGATGGGTTGGAGGCTATAAAAATATGGTGTAGAGCAAAAGGGATTGATGAAAAAGCAGCTTATCCAATATTTGCAAAGATATTAGGAGCTGGAATTAATCCACAACCTTTTTTATATCCGTCGTGGATTAAAGGTAAAAAAGATTATTTAAACAATTTATCAAAATTAGTTAAGCAATTTAACAAAAAAATTTAGTATTTTTGGAGTATGGTAAATATTAATCCTGATAAATTCATTAGAAAAGCGGTTTACGACCAAATTAACAACATTGTTGTTAGCAGCAAAATCATAAATTGTTTTGATAGTAGAGTAAGTGGAAACGCTGATTTAAGTCAGTATGTATTATTTACAGCACAAACAAAAGAAATAGAAAAGAGTACAAAATGTGATTATAGATGGACTACTTCATTATTAATTGAAATATATACTAAAACATCAAGTGCAGGAAATGGCGGCAGCAGGGTATTATTAAACGATATTGAGCAGGCTATTTACACATTATTAAGTCCTAAATTAACAATATCAGGATTTACAAATTTGACTCAAAACATAACATTTGAGCAGCAATTAGAAACAGTAACGGATACAGAAAATATATTTCGTTCATTTTTGAGATTAAATTTAACATTAATATAAAATACTATGGCATTACCAATTAAAGGAGAATTAGGAATTCTTTATGTACATGACGGCACTATTTACAGACCAGTAGCTTGTTTGACCTCAAACAGTTTGAGTTCTGCGGTTTCAATTATTGAATCACAAACAAAATGTTTTCCGGGAGTTGTAAAAAAACAAGCCGGAGTATTTAGTTATACCATTGATGCCGAAGGTGAGTATATCGACACTACTTCGGTAGGCGGAGAAACTACAAAAGCATCGCATGATTACTTATTGACTAAGCAAATTGCAAAAACTGCTATTACTTGGAAATTAGATACAGGCGTTACAGGTGCAGTATATTATGGTTCTGCAATTCTTTCTGACCTATCATTAGACCAAGGAGCAGGAGACGAAATAAGTACTTTTTCAGTTACTTTGGAAGGAGATGGAGAAATTGCAACAGTTGACCCTAAAGCGTGAAGTTCAGTTTTTACAGAACAATTTACTAATCAATTTGGACTTTAATAAATAATAAAGATGACTAATACAGCATTAAAGGCTCAAATAGATAGCCAAGTCACAAACGAAACTTTACCTAATAGTATTTCGCCTGCTGATGTGGGAGGTAATTTAAAATCGGTTGTTGATTATATAGACCAATTTTATGTAAAAGAATACATAGCTCAAATTGCACAATCAGGCACAGACGCCCCTACGGCTCAGGTTGTAATAAAAGACAAAATAACTTTGAATACACCATCTGATTCTTCATTTGTTTCATTATCTTATTTTAGAGACTCTGCTGGCGTATATAGAGTTAGGCTTACCAGAAAAAACGCATCTACAGATTACAGCATGGCATCTGTAGTTTTTGGAGATGGAAGTTGTAAAATAACAGGTTCTTTAATAGGAAATACTGGAGGTACTGAGTTTTGGAAAGAATGGGAATTTAAAACAATTGATTACTCTACAGGGCTACCAGCAGATGGAATGTTAAGTATCAACGGAGCTACATATTTAACTATTAGAATTAATACATTATTTTAATTATGAATAAAAGAAATTTACTTGGAATTGATTTCCATTTCGGTATAGGTTTTTTGAACGAGTTACTAAATGGAACAGGTTTGAAACTTGAAGAATTAGGAGCACAAACAGATGAGGTGTTAATGCCTAAAATCATGTATTATTCTCGTTTATACGCTTATAAAAGAGAAGATAAAGAGATTGACTTTACAATGTATGATATTAACGATTTAATCGATGATAACGGAGGTATTGGGGGCAAATTTTGGTTTGATTTTAAAATAGCCTTTAATGAATCTATGTTTAAAGATGTGCCAGTTGAAGATAAAAAAAAAGTGAAAGCAGTGTCGAAATAGACTTTAAAAAAGATGTCATTTCCTTTGCTTGTGGCGAACTTGGAATTATGCGATTGAGTGATGTTTATGACATGACCTTTGCGGAATTCCAAATTCGCCTTTTTGCTTATAAACGTATGCAGTTAGAAGATTGGAAAAAATACAGGTTAGTTGCTTATAATGCATTAATTGCACCTTATCAGGATTATAAGAAATTGCCGAAAACAATGGATAAATTTATGGATTTATCAGGGGGTAAAATTGCTAATAAAGGGGTTAGCGACGAACAAAAACAAAGATTTATAGAGGAGTATCAAAAATACCTAAATCAAACAAAATGGCATTAGAAGTACAAATTGGAGCGGATATAGACGGTTTAAAGACTGAAATCGCAAAAGCCGAAGTATTAATTGAAAAATTAAGAAAAGAAAAGGCGATTAGCGTGAAGGCTGGTTTAGACGTTACCGTATTGCAAAAAAACATAAATGAAGCAAAAGACAAGTTAAATAACCTTAAAAAATCGGTTGACAATACGGGTTCTTCTTTTAGCAATATGACTCCAAAAGTAGCAAATGGAGGGAATGCTTTAATGCAATTTTCACGTATTGCTCAAGATGCCCCTTATGGTATTATAGGTATAGGAAATAACTTAACCGCTACTGCTGAAGCGTTTTCTTATCTTAAAAATCAAACGGGGTCAACAGGTGGCGCATTAAAAGCGTTAGCAAGTTCTTTAATGGGGTCGGGTGGTATTTTATTAGGTATTTCATTAGTGACGACCGCCTTTACTTTATTTGCTCAAAGTGGTTTATCTATTAGCGATGTTGTAGGTAAAATAACAGGCGATTTTGACGCATTAGGCAATTCATTTAAAACGGTAACTGAGGAAGCTAAAAAATCCGCTGCCGAACAAATATCGTCTTTAAAAGGATTGATAGCTATTGCGCAAGACGAAAATCAATCTAAAACAAGAAGATTAGAAATAATCGACCAAATACAAAAACAATACCCTAATTATTTTGGTAATTTAAGTACCGAAAAAATAATGTATGGTAATTTAACAGGGGTAGTAAACGAACTAACGCAAGCATTAGTTAACAAGGCTATTGCCGAAAAGTTTGCGGGTACTACCGCTGAATCAACTGTAAAGTTATGGCAAGCAAACGCTAAATTAGTAAAAGGAAAAGAAGAACTTGCAAAAGCTGAAGCCGATTTTAATTTAGTAGCAAAAGACCCGAGTAAATCGCAATCAGTTCAATTTTACGCAAGTGCGGTAGACAGAGCAAGTGAAAGAGTTAAAAATGCAAGGGAAGAAGTTTTAAAATTTAATAAAGAAGTTGAAAGAGGACAGAATATAATTAACATGGCTTCTAAAAAAGCCAGCGGAGTAATAGCCGAACCTTTAACAACTCCAAAAACACCAAAAGCAAAACCAATAGGTTTAACTCCGCAAGTTAGCGGTTTAACTTCGAGTATCGAACCTGCTGGATTAGTAGAAACAAGTGGTAAAGTTTTAGAAATAGCTAAAAACGTTCAAGGAGCTGAAGGCGTTATTGCTACATCGATGGGCAACATACGAACCAATTTTGACACAAGCGGATTGTATATGTTGGAAAACTTAAAGCAATTAAATGAAGATTTAAACGCTTTAATAACAGGAAGTTTAGCAGACACATTTGGTCAATTAGGAACTTCTATTGGCGAGGCATTAGCGACTGGTGGTAATGTACTCGGAGCGATAGGAAATACTTTATTGCAAAGTTTAGGTAAGTTTTTATCCGACATGGGGGGTATGCTTATTCAATACGGTACTTTAGCAGTCGTTAAGGGGCAGTTAGATTTAGCTATTGCTACAGGAGGTCCTGCTGCTATTGTTGCTGGTATTGCAGCTATTGGTGTAGGCATAGCATTAAAGGCAATAGGCGGAGCAATTGGAGCAAAAGCAAAAGGAGGTAGTAGTTCAGGTTCAGTTTCGACAGGCGCAAGCGTATCAAGTCCGACATCATCAACTTCAAGTTCAGGAAGTTCAGGATTTACGAGTGGCACAGTTGTATTTGAAATAAGCGGTCAATCATTAATAGGTGTACTTTCTAATACTTTAGATAAAAATAAACGATTAGGTGGCGCTATAAGTTTAGGTTAAAAATCATTATATTTGTAAAATGGCAAAAAGAATAATTATATCGTTTACAGATAATCCCATTTTGGGAACAGCTTTAAATTTAGGTATTTTAGTAAATGATTTAGCTATTATTTATAATTCAGGTGAGGCGTATATGAGTATTGATTACGACACTACCGATACAATACCTAATAAAATACAATTACAGGACAACTTAAACGACACGATAAACAAAACATTGGCTTTTCTTATTGCCAATTGGACTGCTGATTTTATATCTTATAAGCGTGTAAATGATACGATAGAGATGCTTATTTTAGCTGATGATATAACCGTATCAATCGGAGCATTAAACGCTAATATAAGCGTAATTGCCGAGCTTGTTTCTGATAATGAAAATCTAAATCTTAGATACTATTTTCAATATACTAATAATGTTAACGACACTTTTTTGTGTCAAATTTTCAAGAAGTATTATTTAGGCGATTCGTTAGAAATTCACGGAAAAGCCACTCTTGAAAAAGGGAGTGTTTCCGACCATTTAGATAGCATTAGAGGTACTGGTTTATCTTTAGAATTAGAAGCTGATTTAAACGTTACTTTAGAGGACTTATATACACAAGACGAACAAGACTTTACAGTTAAATTTTATAAGAATAATAAAATAATATTTAGAGGTTTTCTTAAACCTGATGGAATTTATCAATCATTTGTACGTGATGCGTGGGTATTAAATTTGGATTGTGTTGATGGATTAGGTGCTTTATCTAACTTATCATTTGTTAGGGATAACGGTACTCGTTTTATAGGTAAAGAAAAAGCAAGCGATATCGTTTATTATTGCTTAAAAAGAACCGGTATTTTATTACCTATAAATACTTCTATAAACACACTTTACGATGGATTAACCCCGAGTGATAATTTAGATATTTTAACTAAAATACAATTAAATGCAGACCGTTTTTTTAAAAACGATAGCCAATCAACAGGCGATGGTACTTTAATGAGTTGCGAGGAAGTTTTAAAGTCGGTTTTAGATATATTCTGTGCCTGTATAACTCAAGAAAACGGAGAATGGTATATTTATAAAGCAAATGAAATATATAAAAATCCGTACGTATTATTTAGACGCTATGATATTGACAATGTTTATTTAGGGAACAAAACGATTAATTTAAACAAAGTTTTAGGTTCGCAAATAGATAACTTTTACCCACATCATTGTTCAGGAAATCAAAGAATTGAAATTAAAGGTGGTGTTTCTGCTTTTAGGTTAGGGTATAAATATGGTTTTGTTAGCGGGTTATTTCCTAATAGCTTATTAATTCATGATAATTCATTAAATTATGAAGGTTGGGATATTAACGAAACTAATTTTTCATACTTAATTAACGACCCGTTGGACGATTCAGGTTTTAAAATAACTCCAGATACAACACCATCGAGTCCTATTAAATTATTAGCAACATCTGATTCTATTTTATTAAACAAAAACGACACTTTTAATTTTAAAGTAACGGTAAAAGCTAACGGTAGCACACGTTTTTTCTTTAGAATTAGACACGGTTTGTATTCTATGGATGTGAACGGTGTTTGGGTTTTAGATAGCGTTTCATTTGCTTATATACAGCCTCAAATATTTGGAACAGAGCAGGCGAGCGGTGGAGTAATTACCAAAACATACGACATTCCATCTTTGCCTTTACCTAATGACGGAAGTGTATTTGTGGAAGTTTATGTAGCTAAATCAGGGACTTTGTTGCAAAATCCACTAAATGCTACAATGGCTGAAGTTTCAAATTTGGATTTGATTAATACTTTTGCAGGCGATAGCGTTATCGGTGAATTTCACACGGTTTCACGAACTAAAAAAGTAAGTTCAATCGTAAAAGAAAATAAATCGGTAGCTAACGGTGACAATGCAGGAATTGTTTATTTAGGGGCTATATTTAAAGAAGATGGGATAACCCCGACTCAAACATGGTCAAGAAGCGGAAGCTTTGAGAATTATCCACTTTTAAGAATAGCAGCAGAGGAAGAGTTAAGAATAGCGCAAAAACCATTAAAAGTATTTAAAGGATCTGCGTTTGGTTTTATGCCTTATTTTTCGTATATAGATATTAATAATATCGAAGGTAAATTTTTCCCTATTGAGTATTCATACGACACGAAAAATAACATAACGGACTTTAAATTATTAGAGTTGTTTTCTGCTGAAATACCTGATATTTTATATAAATTTACGTATGATTATGGTAATACTGTCAAACCTACAATTGTCGGATAATTTTATTATATTTGTAACATGAGTTTTATAAACGGAGAAGATAGGATTTTATACTTTAAAATAAACAATAGCTGGTTGCCAGTTGGTTGTTTAACTGAAAATTCACTTGAAGAAACAAGCGAGTTTTTAGATACAACCACACGAGATAATGAGGGATGGAATACTTCAAGACCAATAGGACAATCTTATAACATATCGTTTGCGGGATTACAATTAAATTCAACGGTAGCAGGTGGCAATTTTAATGTAGCAAGTTTAGACAGATTGAAACAATTAAAACGAGATAGGTTGTTGTTAGAATGGAAATTTCAAGGCAGTATTTATCCAATTGTTGATTATGGAAAATGTTATATTAATTCATTATCCGACCCTAATACAGTTGGCGAATTAATATCTTTTAGCGGTTCAGCTATTGGATTCGGAAAACCTTTGACTGCAAGTTTAGGAACGACAGTTTTAAACAATGGAAATCCTGATGTAATCATAAACAACGGAGACAAGAATATAATTTTAAGAACAAAAGAAATATGATAAATCCTGATTTAATAACAACGGTAAGAGTTGGGGAATTAGCACCTGAACCGTTTTCGCTTACCGATTTAATCCCACATGAGGTTGGAACGGATTTAAAAAGCGGTACAATACAACAACTTTTAGACTTATTACGCCCCTTAGTTGGTAAGTTGCAATATGAAGTTATAGAAATGGATGTAACAGCCCAATATATAACAGATAATTTTGATAGTACAGGATTAGGAATTAATTTATGCGAAGGATTTGCAATTTGTAACGGAAATAACGGAACGAAAAATAGAGACGGTAGAGGGACTATTGGATACGGAACGGTTAATAGTTTTGTAGGATTTACAGGAGGTTCAAATGCACGCTCTTTGTCGATACCTATTTCAGGTTATGGAGTCGGAGCAGATACAGGAGGAGGTGCATCAGGGCTTTTAATAGTATCTTCAGGACAAAATGAAAGTGGAGAGTTTTTAGAATCGGTTAAGAAAGCAAGTGCTACAACAAGTGCAATTTCTTTCGATGTTCAATCGCCTTATTTAGTAACATTAATGATAATGAAATTATGATAGACCCAAATGCAGTAAGTACAATTAGAGTAGGTGAGTTATCGCCAGAACCATTTAGTTTAACGGATAATGTGCCTCATGAAGTAGGTACCGAATTAAAACGAGGCACTATCGAAGATTTAGCAACTTTTATAAGTGCTTTTATCGGTTCGACTGATGGTGTAGGTTTTAGAGCTATTTCGGTAACAGATGGTCAAACACTACCGACTACAACACAACAAGAATTTATATTAGTAGGGAAAGGTACTTATTATAACGTAGTAGGTGGCTCTACTATTATATGTACTGAAGAACTTAATGCAATAGTAAGTAATGGCTCTTATTGGTTTATAGGTGTGGAAATTCCTATTAATGTAGAGTTGGCTGGAATTACGCAATTTATTAGAGATGGTTTTATAAACACTACTCCAAGCGAGGATGCAGTTTACGAAGCGTTAGTGTTAAAGGCAAACATTGCCGATTCTGAAAACATAGCCAACAAACAAAATGACTTAACACCTGACGGTACAGGGACTAAATACCCAACCGTTGATGCGGTTAATACAAAAGTGAGTAATATTGACAACACCAGCGACGCAAATAAACCAGTATCAACAGCAACCCAAACGGCTTTAAATTTAAAAGAAAATACAGCAAATAAAAACGTTGCAAACGGTTATGCTGGACTAGGGGCTGATGGAAAATTAATCAGTTCACAGCTTCCGTCTATCACTATATCTGATACCTTTGTTGTTGGCACGCAGGATGCAATGTTAGCTCTAGTAGCAGAAACAGGAGATGTCGCTGTTAGAACAGACTTAAACAAGTCTTATATTTTAAAAGGGACAGATCCGACGCTTTTAGCCGATTGGCAGGAACTTTTAACGCCTACAAGTGCCGTGACTACAGTCTTCGGACGAGCGGGTGCAATAACCGCACAAACGGGCGATTACACAACAGCACAAGTCACAGAAACGACAAACAAAAAGTATCAAACAGACGTACAGGCTTTGTATAACGATGCGACTAGTTCGATACAAACACAACTAAACGGGAAACAACCTTCGGGAAGTTACGCAACGGGAACAGGAACGGCCAACGGAACAAATACAGGCGACAATGCAGTAAATACACTTTATAGCGGACTTGTTTCAAACGCAACCCATACAGGCGACGCAACAGGAGCAACAGCCTTAACGGTAAAAGGGATTAATGGAACTTTACTCTCTTCTCTTGCAACGGGAATTTTGAAAAATACTACTACAACGGGAGTGCCAAGTATAGCAGTTGCAGCTGATTTTCCTACTTTGAATCAGAATACAACAGGAACTGCTTCTAATATTACAGGAGTTTACGGAGGTTCAATCACTTCAAGCCAAGTTACTACAGGATTAGGATTTACTCCGCAGGCTGCTTTAACTAATCCAATTACAGGAACAGGTACAACAGGGTATTTACCAAAGTTTACGAGTGCGGGGGTTATTGGTAATAGTATTATGTCGGAAAGCGGAACCACTATTTCGATAGAAGGAATATCGCCAACGTTAAGACTTAATGATTCTACTAATTCAGGAGCAGTCGTTGATTTAAAAGCAGTTGCTGATGGTACTGATGTAGCTCATATGGCTTTATTTACTAGAAACACAGGGACTCCTACGGAAAAAATGAGGATTCTTGCAAACGGCAACGTCCTAATAGGCACAACAACAGACATTGACGGAGTTACTAAACTTCAAGTTAATGGGAGTGGGTATTTTGCTTCATCCATAACTGCGAATGGAAATTCTGTCATTAACGGAGTTGCGGGCGGAGATGTTTTATACTTACAAAAGGCAACAGGAGCAAATTTAGCATTAAGCGGAGCAACAGGAACTACAAATAAAATATCTCTTCAAGCTTCAAACACAACAAATCCAAATTTAGATATTTATGTAGGAGGGTCTATTAGGCAAAGCATTTCAAATAGCGGAGTTGTAAATATTACAAATTTATCAGGAGACGGAACACGAACAGTTGTAGCTGATGCAAGTGGGAATTTAAGCACATCAGCACCAATAGATTCAAGACCTTACAAAGTTTATACGGCTTTACTTTCGCAATCAGGAACAAATGCACCAACTGCAATCGTATTAGAGAATACTTTAGGAGGCATAATAACTTGGGCAAGAGGAGCTATTGGCGTGTATACAGGAACATTAACAGGAGTTTTTACTACAAATAAAACCGCTATTCTTATTAGTGCAATAGGTAACCATCTTGCTTCTTCAAATTGGTCTTCAGTAAATGAAATAACAGTACGCACATATGACACTGCTGGTGGTTCATCTGATAATAGATTATTTGATAACACGATTGAAATAAGAGTATATAACTAAATAATAAATAAAATGATACAAATAAACGAAATTAAATTAGGATTGCCTTCAAAAACAGGCACTCAATTATTAGTAAGACCAATTATTAATAGCACTACAGATTTATCATGTAGCACTTATTACGAGGTGCAGTCTGAATCATGCGAAAATTTAGCATGCGGAAATATTGAATTAAACGAAATTGAATACGCAAACTGGGCGGAAGATAATTCATACCTTGAGAATTTAATAATAGAAAAATTAGGATTAACACGTAAAATTTAAACAAATGAAAAACTGGAAAACTACGTTATCAGGGATAGCGTTAATTATTGGAGCAATAGCAATGTATGTAAATGACCCAACTAAGCTAAATGAAGCTATAGTAGGAGTAACCGCTGGGATTGGTTTAATCGTTGCCAAAGACAACAACGTAACTGGCGGAAAAGTTTCGCAGTAAATTATTTATCCCCTAATTAATTTTAGGGGTTATTTTTTGTATTTTTGTTAAAACACCTACGCATGGCATTAATTGAAGAAAAAGTTGACCGTTTAGAAAATCATTTAAAAGTTTATAAAACCGATTTAACCGATGTTAAGGAAGTTACGAAAGACATACGTAACTTATTGACTGGTACGGAATTAAATGGTAAAAAAGGCGTTATTCATTTGCTGGAAACTCTTGAAAATAAAGTTGATAAATTGGAAGAAAAGCAATTACTTATTGACGAAAACATGCAAAATGTTAAGTACGTTGCAAAGGGGTTAATTACTGCAATAATAGGATTCTTTTTTTGGTTATTTACAAATAAATAAATTATGAAACTACAAGAAAAATACAAAACTTTATTTGAAAAATACGGATTAACTACAAAGTTACGTATTGCACATTTTATGGCTCAAATTGAACACGAAAGCGGATTAAAACCGATTAGCGAAAATTTGAATTATTCGAAAGAGGGTTTATTAAACACGTTTAGCAAAGATTTCAACTCGGATAATGCTAATTTTTATGCAAGAAAACCAGAATTAATCGCCAATAAAGTTTATTGTAATAGAATGGGTAATGGTAATTATGAAAGTGGCGAGGGCTGGAAATATAGAGGACGTGGATTTTTACAAATTACAGGTAAAGAAAACTATTTTAGATTAGCAAACGATACAGATTTAGATTGTTTGAAAAATCCTGATTTATTATTAGAAGAGCCAAACGCAATGATTAGTGCATTATGGTTTTGGAATTTAAAAGGATTAAATAAATTAGCTGATAAAAATGATATTGTCGGAATAACCAAAAAGATTAATGGAGGTATAAACGGAATCGAACATCGAAAAGAGTTATTGAAAAAATATCTATTATGAAAAATAACTATCCTTTATTATTATCCGCTAATATTGCGGTTATTACACTTTTACTTTTATCATCGTGCGGAACAAGAAAAGTTTACAATAAACAAACTGCATTTAAAAGCGATTCTTTGATTATTGAAAATAAGCGCGTTTTAAGCCAAGAAATAATTTTAAACGACATATTTACCTTAAAACCATTCGATACGCTTAAACCTATGGTAATAAACGGTAAAAGCTATTTTAATGTGGTTATTACGAAAGATGAAAGCAAAATAAATAAAATAGAAGATAAAGTAGAGAACAAAGTTTCAATCATAAAAAAAGAAAGTGAAGCAAAAATTAAAGAAAGCGAAAAAACCGATAATACAGCTTTGTATATCGGTTTATTTTTCGTATTATGTTTATTTATATTTTTGTGGTTTTATCTAAAAGGGACAAGTATTTTTGACCTTAGGAATTAAATCTTTATACTCCATTTTTATCTTTTCGGCTATTGCATCCCTTATAAACTTACCGACATCAATGTTGTAGGACTTCATTTTTTGAAGTGTTTTATGTTGTGAATCGGAAATTCTTATAACCTTTACTTTTGTATATAATTGCATAATTAAAAAATTATTGAGTCTATTAAATTAGATGTTTCTATAAATTTACCTTTATTATTGATATAAAAATTATTTAATATCTCTTCTTTTTTATACTTCTCCTTTCTTAAAATTACTTTTATTACACTAGATTCGTTGTTGATAAAACAATTTAACCCGTTTGAATTAACAACACAATACAACCTCTGGTAATAAGTTTCTAAATCGTGTAATTCTGTTTTCTTACATTCACAAACTATTTCAAACTTATGTTTATCAACTCCGTATTTTAAAAAAGACCTATTAAGTATTGGTTGGCTTTTAGCTTTAGACCATTTGTATTGATTAAATCTTTTTTCTATAGCAATACTTTGACCTATATAAATTTTATTGCTTGGACTTGTAATTTTGTAAATTCCTATCATAAGCCAAAGATACAAAAATAAATTCTTATAACCTTTGTTTTAGTGAGTAGCTTCATAATTGTAATACATTTTGTAGGTGTTAGCGGATAGTTATAAGGCAGTTTCAGAAGCGATGTAATCAAGAACTTCTTTTATTGAAATAGCCACTTCAAATTCTTCATCTTCTATTGCTTCCTGCTCTAATTCTAAAATATCTGATTTTGATATTTCTCCTCGTTTATAATGCTTTAAAAGCGTTGCTGTGTTTTCTTCTATCGCTTCTTTTTTTCTTAATTTTAAATTAAATTCCGCCATAATATTTAGTAATTTTTAACTGTTTTATATTGTATCATTCCATCATTAGAAATTCTTTTCAAAGTTGTTATCCTTTTCCAATCAGTATTTCTATTAATGTCATACTTATAATCTTCTTTGAAAATTTCCCAATTTGACCATCTTCTATTCCACCATTTACATATTTTGTCTAACATAAAAACCGCCTTATAACAGCAATTACACGCTATTGCTACATTGTGATTAATTTATTGATTGTTTTGCGCCTTTCAATTTCGTGTTAAACCGAAAGATGGTTTTGTACTTTTACGCAACAGACGTGTAGTTGCGTAACGTTATAAGTAACTTTACTCAACATTGCGGTTAAAATCACGTTTTATATCGTGTCCTAAATATTTCAACACCTCCTCGAGGATAGTATCTATTTCATTAGCATAACCCGACGTTACTTGTTTATCATTTATAAATACTTTTGTACCATAAGTATAACAACAACCATCGTGACAAGTGTGATGCCATTCTTCTATTCTTATTATCAATTTGTTTTCCATAATTAATAGTTTAATTTTTCATTCCAATAAGGACTATTATATTCTTTTTCTAAAAAGTTTATCCAAGATTTCTTTAAATCTTCATCTTCAATTTTATTTTTAAATTCCATCAACTCTTTGCGTTTAGTTTTTACTTTTTTAAAGTAATACGTTATAACAACAGAAAGATACATTATAAAGATAACACAAGTTATCATTCCAATCATTGTAAATACTATCATAATAAAAGCTACTTATAACAGCAATTACACGCTATTGCTACATTGTGATTAATTTAAAATTTGTTTTGTACCTTTCAATCCCGTG